AACTTCTCGATTTGTCCTTTACTCAATTTCTTGTGTTTCATTTCCAACAATTTCTTTTGCTTCATCTTCAGAATAATCAAGTGAACGCATTAATGAAAACACTTTTTGCTCATTTGATATTTGCGCTTCTAAGATACTAATAATTATTTTACTAACTTTTTCTTGTTTGGCGGCTCTCCTATCTTCATCTTCGTGAAGCACCGGAATTGAAGAAAGATTTTGCCTTATTTGATACGTTGTATTATCTCTTTCATTCCAACCTGGAAGCAACCATTCCGAAAGGCTTTGAATATCTTTTGCATTTACCGGAATAACCGCATTTGTAAACATTGCTTTTTCCGCTTCTTTTCGGTTGTTATAAGTCTTATTTGCCGGGTCATTAAACAAAGAACTATCAACGCCGTATAAATTACAAAGGTCGCGCAACTTCATAACCGCGCTTTCAATTATCTTTAATTGTGTTGCATCCATACCCATTTGGATAAAATCAACATTCGCTGAAGTTGCAATTGCTTTTCCAAATTTACTTGCGCCCATCATTCTATTGTCGGCCGCTTGTTGGATTTGGTTTCTTTCTTCCGGTGTTTGCGCTCGTTCTGAACGTGAAGTTATTAAACCTCTAATTCCTTGATTTCGTACCAAAACAGATTGTGCGGTTTTGTTATCATTTGAAGCAACTAAAGAAAGTAATCCGGCTTGTAAAGGTGATAAACCTAAACAACTTGACATTCCATATTCCGAAGGATTGTAAAATTTAACGTGGTTCATATCTTCAACCGGAACAATTAATTTGTTAGTTCCTAACTCCAATTTATACTGTTTCGGAATATAATTAAAATCTTCAATCTTGCAATCAATGGTTATAATGTTATTGTTAACCATTAAAACTTCTTGAAACGCTTCACCGAAACCCGGTGTTCTTCGGCCGCGTCTAAAAGTGTTGCCTTTTGTTAATAAGTTTGTAACAGATTGTTCAACAAAATCGTGAATATTTTGTTGGTCGTTTGGTCTTTTTGTTACTATTTCATACAAATCGCCTTCAGTAACTTGCACCCATTCGTCACCTTCTTTTTTCCAAAGTTCGCGCGGAATGTGTTTTGCATTATCAGCTATCTTTTTTACTATTGAATATACATCACCATTATTAATATAACCTTTATCAATAACGCCTTCAGTCTTTCCAATGTCGAAATTACTACCTATTTGATAAACTGAAACTTCCGGAATCTCGGTATTGTCTTGAAACCAATTTGAAAATATTCCCATTTTTTATAAAAATCTTTGTACAAAGTTAAACATTTTTTTTAATGTATTAATCAACATAAAAATGCCTATAATTTGACATTTCAATAACTCCGGTTAGCGCATCCGCTGAATCATCATTTTTATTTGCTTTGAATAGTTTTTTGTATAACCTAACGTGATTAAAAAACTCCGGATATTTAATGTGCCAATCTTCCGGAAATATTAACCTTCTGTTTACGGTTGCGCTATTGGTGAAAATTCTTGATTCTTTGTTATGTGTTTGACTAAATACGTTTATTGTGCAAGTGTTTACAACTGCGCGTGTTATTGCTTCGGCCCATAATCGCGTTCCTGGTGAGCGTTCAATGTCTGCAACACCAATGTTATCTTTAATCAGCAAATCAATCATTGCGCTTTCAGTAAATTCAACACCCTTTTGAGTGTATAAAACATCAGTAACATAAATATTTGAATCTTCAGCATCAGTTGGAATTGCGTAATTAATTGAACATAAATAATCAACACCACTATCAGCGGAATCAGTATAATTTTTTCTTTCTTTTACTTCCGGCAATCGTAAATAAGTTTTAAAAGGATAATAAAGTAAACCTTCTTGTGATGTTGGATTTCCTTGATTCATACATTCGAACTTTTCCGGGTCAAGTGTTCGGTCTTTTATAAGTTTTTTCAATGCGTGTTTCTCCGGGTAAAGCGGTTCACCTTCATTTCTTTTATCAAGTGATGTTGGCGGTCCAACCTTAATAGCTTCAAAATTTATCTTTATCCAACCATCAAAACCTTCATCAAGATTGTGAATTTCATCAATGGATTTGATTGTTATAACTTCTTCTTTCTTTTCAATCATTCCAATCAAATCATCTTCGTGCCAACGTGTGAATACAATTAATTGTTGGCTATCATTATGCAACCTTTTTGTAACTACGGAAGAATACCAATCCCAAACGGCATTTCTTACAACCGGTGAGTTTCCTTGCATCTTTGTATAAATCATCCATAATCATAACATCAACCGCGTTACCGGTTAATGGGCCACCTCTACCAACGGCCTTCAGTGAACCTAAAGAATCAACAATTTCAAATTCTTCTGAATTTCTTAGGTAGTTACTTGATACGGTAACAACATTGCTTTCATTTAATACTGTTCCCGGAAATATAGAATGATAATCTTTTTTGTCAATCAATCGTTGTATTTGTCTATTGAATTTCTTTGCAAATGTTGAAGAATAACTTCCAACGGCAATTTTTGTGTTCGGATTCCTTCCAAGAATAAAGGCCGGTAATTGAATAGTTGAACCGGTAGATTTTCCGTGTTGCGGCGGTATTGTAATAATTAAGTTTTTAATTTTCTTGTATGCGAATAGATTTAAAACTTCATAATAGGCTTTATGAAATTCAGTTGATTCAAATTCCGGCATTGTCTGCTCGGTGAAATCTAATAAATGCAATCGTGATAATTCAATTATTGCTTTATCATAATCAATCATCTTTGCGGTTGTTTTTAATATCGCGCAAAGTTTCAAGACTTAATTTTGAATAATCAACTTCGTTTTTAATAACAACATCTGTTTTTCCTTGTTCATTGTCTTTTTCATAAAAGCCGATATGTCGCGCAATCATCTCCATAGCTTTTTGCTTATCAATAAACTTAACTTCAATTTGAACTTCTTGTTCGTCTGTTCCTGGAATCCTTCGCGTTACTCTTTTGAATCCGGTGATTAATCTTCTTATTTCGGGTGAAAGTTCTTTTATCTGTTTTGCGGTCAATAACATCAATTCGGTGTAATCACCATCGGCCCAATTCAAAAGTTCTTTTAAAACATAATCAGAATCAACTTCAACGCGTTTTGAACGACTTTCTTTTAGTTCAGCAATTTTTATTTGAATGTTAGGTTTTGTTAGGTTTTCACATCCTTGTTCTTTTGCAGTCTTTTTAGAGTAACCAGCACGTATTGCGGCTTGTGTTGCGTTGAGGTCAATTAAGTACTCTTTACAAAACATTTCTTGCTTATCCGTTAGCTTTCCCATTAAACAAAGTTAGTGTTTATTTATTTTGTTTTTTTATTGTACCAAAAATAGGTATCTTTTCCTTCCTTATCTTTACAATTAAATTCACCATAGGTTTGATGAAATTCACTTGGCTTTGCCGTAAATCGGTAACATTCTTTTTTGAATTTACATTTGTTATTATTGCACATACTAATATCCGGCATAACTTTTAATTAATTGTTATTTCTATTCCCCATTTTAACCATATAAATTCCAAACCTCTATTTCCGTTCAATGTCTTTGAGTAGGTAAATTTAATAGTTGGTATTAAATAGATTTGATAGCCTACAACAAAAACTTTAAGCATAAAATTCTGTTTTATCTAACTTGAATTTTCCTTTTCCACTTTCATAAAATGAACAAAGTATGTATTTCTTTGTTTCGTGTGTTATGTATATTTTTTTCTCTTTGTATGTATAATTTTGTGAAAAATCCATTGGCTCAAAATCTTTTATCATTCCCTTCTATTCTTTTACTTTTGTTAATAAATCGGTTTGCAAAAAACCTTCTCAATTTTAAATACTTTATTCTATTTCTAACATTTACACCGTTAAAATCTGCTTCACCGGTTTCATATTCAATCAATATCATACGGTCAAGATAGTCAATTCTTGGCCTTTTCATTGCGTAATCTTTTCAAAGTACGCATAAATCAATGAATTTAAAGCCGCTACTATAAAAGCAATAATTACCAATTCAGCGTTAAAAGTGCCATTATAATAGCCAAGTTCTATTGCTATGGTCCAAACTGAAGCCATACAAGTACCACAACCAATAACCGGTTTTAAAAGGTGTTTAAGAATGTTACAATGTCTTTGCGCCCATTCATAAGGTTGTCTTAAAAAATAGAATATCATTCCAGGAGAGCTAATAATTCTTAGTCCAACGCAAAACAATGATATTATTAACGCTTTTATTAAAATATCCATAGCTTAAAAGAATATTTGCCAAACTTTCACAACATACCACAAAATAGGTATAATAACGAAAGGGGTTAACGCTGAGATTAATCCAATAACAATTAATCCTTTTACAATGTCTGTTAATCTTTTTATTTTTTTCATCTGTTTAAATGTTTATCAAGTTCAACAATTATTTTTTTATTGTATATCAATGTCCACATTTCACCATACAATGAAATATTTATATTTCCATCTTGATTTAGGTAATAAGCCGCAACCGCGTTAATATCAAAAGTAAAATCTACATTTTTAAATTCCGGTTCGGGCGGTGTAATATCCAATTTCAACGCTTGTTCAATATCTTTAAAATTGGCAACAAATTCGGTTTTTGCTTTCATATTGTTACAAATATAAGTTTTTATTTTTGCTTTAATGTTTTCAATCTGTCTTTAAATATAACTTTTATTTCAATAAGTTCCGGAATTGAATATTTTTTTAAACTGTTTTTCCTTTGCTCTAATTCGTTAAATCTTTTTTGGCCTATCTTCTTAATCAATCGCGGATAATATTCCGCAAGGTTGCCGGATTTGTTTTTATTGCAGTTAAACCAACATTGACCGTGCGCATTGTCAACATCAAGTGCAACACTTTTGTTTTGGCCTTGTGGAAAATAATGACCGGAAGTTAAGCGATAAGTTCCTGGAGCAGCATCGCAAGAAATACATTTTTCGTTCTTGTCGCGTTCTCTAATATAGGAATTAAAGACTTTCAACGCTTCTTGGTAGTAATCCATCCAAGTTTTCATTTGTTGCTTTAATTCGCGTGTTTCTTTCCTTTGCTTTTTTGCTTCCAATACCTTAGAATATTCAATTGCACAAATTGGTGAACAAACGGCTTGTAATGGCTTCATTCTTTCAAACGGTGTTTTGCATTGTTTACATTTATAAAGTCGTTTAGGCTTCTTCTTAGGTTGCTTTTCGGCTTTGTGTTTACATTCGTTAGAACAAAACTTTTGATTGAAATAAAGTACTTCAAATTTTATGCTGCAATTCTTACATCTCATTTTTTAACGTTATCTAAAAAACATTAAAACGCTTTTTTAGTTTTGTGTTACCCACAATTAATTATTACTTTTTGT